CTATCATGTGGAATTGATATGCCTGGAAAACCTGGACTTTATTCAAACATTCACAAAAAGAGAAAACGGATCAAGGGCGGATCTGGAGAGAAGATGCGGAAAGTAGGGAGCAAGGGCGCTCCTACGGCTGCATCGTTCAAGGCTAGCGCCAAGACTGCCAAACGTCCTAAGAAGAAAAAGTAATGGCACTGTATCAAGGCAAAAAGGTGACGTTGAACAAGCCGATACGGACACCTGGAGAGTCGAAGAAGTTCAAGGTTTATGTGAAGGATGGATCAAAGACCAAGGTTGTTCGATATGGAGATCCTAACATGAAGATCCGACGCAGCAATCCTGGGGCAAAGGCAAGTTTTCGTGCAAGGCACAATTGTTCCAACCCTGGACCCAAAACCAAGGCAAGGTACTGGTCCTGCAAAAATTGGTAAATGATGTTAAAATTGTCTATAAATCAGATCAAGGACTTGACAGATTATTTCAAGTCACACAAAGTAAAGACGTTCAAAGGTTTAGGCATCGAACTTGAGTTTGATACACAAGACTATTCCGCAATGATTCCAGAGAACACACAGGAATCCGCGATCACTGAAGAGCAACTAAGATTCTTCAGTTCTGATCCGGATGTACTGGCACGAAGTTGACACACCACAAATCTGCGACCATGTTGTTGATTTAGTCAACAAGCTTTCGCAGGACCATCAAGAACGAATCGATGCGAATCTGGATTTCATGCGGATGTATGGAAACCGGAACTACTCGCAACTAGGCACCTCGTCTTCCTTGTTTAAGGGTTCTCAGGCCGGTTTGAGGCGTGACCCTAACATGATGCGCTTGAACGTAGCGCAAAGCCAGGTTGACACAATCACTTCCAAGATAGGCAGGAACAAACCTCGGCCTTTGTATCTGACAAGGCAGGGTGATTATATGCTGCGTCGAAAAGCCAAGAGACTTGGCGACTCGATGGAGGGTTTGTTTCTTCAGCAGAAATTATACGACTTGATGCCTCGTGTCTTTTCAGATGCGTGCGTCATGGACCTTGGTGTTCTCAAAGTTTTCCGGTCTGGTGATTCCCTGAAAGTTGAACGGTGCTTCACGAATCATCTGTTTTGGGACATGGACGAAGCATTGTATGCAGAACCGCGCAGCCTTTTCCAGAGGATGGAAACCCACAAGGCAGCATTGCTTCATCAGTTTCCAGAAAAATCACAGGCAATTGAGCAGGCGACCTTGGACACGAATTATGGTCCAGAGACAGAAGATGAAGTGCAGATGGTCACTTGTTTTGAAGCATGGCATTTGCCGACTGCAGAAGATTCCAATGATGGGCGACATGTCATCTGCATCGATGGTGCAACACTTCTAGATGAAGAATGGACCTATGACCGGTTTCCGTTTGTATTTTTGAGATGGTCGGATGCACCTCTCGGTTTCTCTGGTGTTTCACTTGTTGAGCAGCTTGAGCCGGTGCAGCGTGAAATTAATCAGCTCTTGATTCGGATTCAGCAGTCAATGGCGCTGATGTCGTCGCCTTATTTCTTTGTGCCAATAGGATCAAAGGTTTCTCCCAATCATTTACGGAATGCACCTGGAACCATCCTGCAGTATGCAGGCGCTCAACCTCCGGTTGCGTATGTTCCCCAAGCAATGTCTGGCGAAGTATACAACCATCTGGACCGTCTACTTCAACGAGCTTACGAGATCAGTGGGATCTCGGAGTTATCCGCCACCGGTAGGAAACCTAGCGGACTCGATTCAGGCGTTGCTTTGAGAATCTACACAGATATTGAATCGGAACGGCATCAGCTGACTGCACAGCGTTATGAGCAGGCATTTATGGACTGTGCATCCTGGTTTATGGATTGGGCGGAAGAAATAATCGATGACGGTGGCAACATGGTTGTCAGAACCATGCAGAAAAAAGGTTTTGATGTCACAACTTTCAAAGACATCAGAATGGCACAGGATGACTACCAACTGACTGCCTTTCCTATTTCGCTGCTGCCATCAACACCAGCAGGACGAATCCAAACGACTCAGGAACTGATCAACATGGGAGTCATTACTGAGCGCGAACAGATTACAAAACTCTTGGATTATCCAGACCTTGCAAGTGTCACCCACTGGCATGAAACGGCAGAGAATGATGTCGAGTGGAGGATTTCCAAGATACTTGACGATTCAGAATATGTGTCACCAGATCCGTTGATGAATCTGGAACTGGCACGATCACGAATGCAACTCGCATATCTGGAAGCATTACAGCAGGACGTTGAACAGGAAAAGCTGGATATGATGCTGACCTTCATCACTGAGGCGCAGGCTATGATAGAACAGGCCATGCAGGCAGCATCGCCTGGACCACTGGCAATGGAAGCAGCGCAGATGACCGGATCAGCAGAAGCTATGGCGCAAGAACCTCCAATGGAACTTCCGCCAGAGATGAATACCGCGCCTCCTAGCGAGACGCTGCCAAGTTGACGGACAGGAGATTACTAACAATGAAGAGAAGGAATCTCCATGTCAGAGGAAATAGCCGAGACAGTAGAAGCAGAAGCAGAAGTTCAAGCAAATGAAGCAGTAGAAGCAGAACCAATCGACGTCAATGCATTGGCAGACGAGCGCCTAGAGGCAGAATCTCAAAGGCAGCTCCAGGCATTTATGCAGGACCATGGATTAGATACACCAGAAACAACGGACGAAGATGTACAAGAAACACGGCAAGAAGAAGAAAAAGAAGTAGCACAGGCAGAACCTGAAGCACCTCAAGAACCAGAGGAAAATAGCGACGCTGAAGAACAAGTCTCAGAAACGGCACCGGTCAGTAAATCGTTCATTCAGATAGCAAAACGTGAACGTGAAATTTACAGACGTCAGCAGGAAATAAAGCAGAAAGAGGCGGAACTAAAGAGATATGAAGACATTGAACAATCCGTCAAACAGGGAGATCATCTCTCAGCCCTTGAGAAACTCGGTGGATCGTATCAGTCCGCTACCGATCAGGTACTCGGTCGCGAACCTGAAAGTCCACAACAAGCGGACCTTGCAGCAAGGGTTGAGAAACTTGAAACTGAGAAAGCGACCCTAGAGGCAAACCAGAAAGTCGCAGACTACGTCGGACGCCTCAAGCAAGTCGCAGAGTCTAGAGATGAATATGGCCTCACTGCATCCATGTGGGAAGAGGCGCAGGATATAGCACTGGAAACGGCATCGCAGTACGCAAGCCAGACCGGTCAAATGCTCAAAGATGAGCAGCTTTTGGAAATGGTAGAAAATTACTACCTGACTGAAGGCGAAAAGCTTATGAAACACCCTCGCTTCGCTGCGAGGTTTACAGCGCCTGCTGTCGCTGAAGAAAAGCCTACCACACAGCAATCAGTCCAGAGAACGAGAAGTCGGACGCTTAGTTCAAGCACTTCACGCTCGGCACCAGCAAAGCCGACGCGACCTCTGACCCAGGAAGAACGCCTGGAAAGAGCAGCGTCAGTTTTAAAGGCAAGGATGCGTGATTAACATCCGAATTTTTAAAAGGTTCTTATGGCTGAAGCAACACCAGCAACAACTATGGCAGCGTGGGATGACGCGCTAAAACAGTATTATATTGATAAAAAGCCCATGGATGTCGCTTATGGCGACCATCCTTTCCTTCAAATGATCCCGAAGCAAACAAGGTTTCGCGGAAAAAATATGCCTTTGCCAATTCTGTATGCACGACCACAAGGACGGTCTGCTACTTTTGCAACGGCACAGTCCAATGCAACTTCTTCAAGTCTAGGAGAATTTCTTCTGACTCGTGTGAAGAACTATGCAGTCGTCACCGTCGATGGCGAAACCATCGAAGCAAGTCGCGGAAACGAATATAGTTTTTTAGAGGCTTTAACGACTGAAACAGACATGGGTTTGAAGACTCTTGGAGACACACTTTCCAGGCAGATGTTTCGATCTCAGTCAGGAGCTATTGGAGTTGTAGGCGCTACGCCTGCTGCCAATACCAATCTTGATTTGGCAACGGACGCAGACTCACTCTCATTTGAAGTTGGAATGAAGGTGATCTTTACGGATGCAACCGACACTGGCTCAACAAGAGACTCGTCAAAAGCTTTGACGGTTGCTGCTGTTAACAGAATGGCTGCATCAAACCAGATCACATTGACTGCAAACCTGAACAGTGTCACAGGCGTTGCTTCTGGTGACTTCATTGTTCCAGAAGGTGACCTTGTAACACCAGGAACCTACCTCTGCATGGCTGGACTCCAAGATTGGATTCCTGCTTCTGCTCCAGGTGCAACTGCATTCTTTGGTCAGGATAGAACTGCTGATACGACAAGACTTGGCGGACAACGACAAGCCTTTGATACATCAATCAAGCAGACAATTTTAGAGGCTGCTATGACGGTAGGTCGCGAAGGTGGAAAACCAGATGTATGTTTCCTTTCCTATGCTGATTGGGCGACTCTGGAATTAAGTCTTGACGCACAAGTTTCTGGTGCAAGACAACCTGGACCAGCGCAGAATTTTGGTTTCAGAACTCTGCAAGTCATTGGTCCTCACGGTCCAATTGATGTTGTACCAGATAAGGACTGTCCTACTGGATCTGGATACTTGCTGCAACTGGATACCTGGGCGCTTTACTCCATGGGAGATGCAGTTCAGATTCTGAGCCACGATGGGCAACGGATGTTGCGCCAGAA